CCGTCGACGAAGTCGAATGATCATCGACCCGAAGACAGTCGATACTTTCGAGGCTCACATCCGTGCGATGATGACGCCAGACCCCGAAGGCGACATCGTCGCCTGGCTGGAAGCCAACGTGCGCGAAGTCCCCGGCTCGCCGCAGCCCGGGCCGTTCCGAGTCGAGTCCACGCCGTTCCTCGCCCCGATCCTCCGCGCACTCACCGACCCAGAGATCACGACCATCGTGGTCATGGGTGCCGTCCAGATGGGCAAGTCATCCCTGCTGGAACTGTGGTCGACCTTCATCCCTGCCCGTTCGCCGGGGCCGACGCTGCTCTTGCAGGACGTCGACGACAACGCCCAAGACTGGCAGAAAGACCGACTGCGTCCCATGTGGGAAGCCACGCCGGCGACGCTGGAGAAGTTGCAGGACGCCGAACGCAACCAATGGAAGAAGACCCGTTTCGAGCGGAACACCTGCTGGGTGCTGGGTGCGAACAACAAGAAGAACCTCCAGCGTCGTTCCATTCGCTTCCTCGGCGGTGACGAAGTCTGGCTCTGGCCGAAGGGTCACCTGAACGAAGCCTTGGCTCGTCGCACGGCCTTCATCTGGCAGGGCAAGTCCCTGCTCGTCTCGCAGGGCGGCGTCGAGGGCGACGACATCACCGACCTGTGGAACCAGTCCGACCGACGGGAGTGGACGTTCAAGTGTACGCAATGCGGTACGCGCCAGGCGTGGGAGTGGGAGCAGTTGATCTACCCCGAGGACGCACGGGAGCCGAACGGCTGGAACTTGGACAAGGTCAAGGCCGGCTGCACCTACGAGTGCAAGTCGTGCAAGCACCGCTACCGTGACTCGTTTGAAGTCCGCGCCGAGCTGAACGCCACCGGCGAGTACATCCCGATGAACCAGAACGCTCCCAAGGGCGTCGTCGGATTCCATTGGAACTCCCTCTGCGCTCAATGGGGATTGGACTGGGGCAAACTGGCCGAGATGGCCATTCGTGCGAAGCAGGCTTTCGAGGAACACGGCGACGATGTCGCCCGTCGTGAATTCAAGCAGAAGCGTCTCGCCCTCAGTTGGTCTGGCGACCCGGACGACGGCGGAGGCGAAGTCATGCCGCAGGGCTACAAGATGCTCGACGCCTGGGAAGACGAAGGCTTCATGGTCGACAGCAAGCTCGCCGACCCGCCCTTCCGTGACGAGTACAAGAAGGCCAAGCAGTTCGCTCGGCTCCGCTTCATGTCCATCGACGTGCAGCGGAAAGGCTTCTACTGGATCGTCCGGGCGTGGGCGGTCGACGGCAAGTCCCGAATGATCCAATGGGGCTACTGCGACACCGAGGAGGAAGTACGAGAAGCCCAGAAGCGACTTGAGGTGGCCGACTTCTTCGTCTTCGTCGACTCGGGCGACGGCCCCAACACGGACACCGTCTATCGGATGTGCGCGAAGTACGCCTGGAACGCCACCAAGGGTTCCGGCCAGAACGAGTTCCCGTGGCGTATCCAGACGCCCTACGGCATCAAGGTGGCCTACCGCCCCTACGCCCGTGACAAGGTCATCCAAGTCGGCCAGACGTCCTGCAAACTGTACCTGTTCTCCAACCTGTACTTCAAGGACTCGATCACCCGCCTCCGCCGGGCAGGCCACCACACCTACCCCGAGGACGCCGGCGACGAGTACCGCAAGCAGATGCAGTCGGAACACCGCACCCGCCAGGCGAACGGGCAGGCCATCTGGCTGCCCATCGGCGAACGGGCGAACCACCTCTGGGACGCCGAGGTCATCGGCATGGTGCCGGCCATGATGGCCAAGCTCATCGGGCGCGGCAAGAACCGCAACGGCAAGCCGGAAGACCGAAAGCCTGACGAAAAGCAGACCGAGGACGAAACCGCTTGACGACCCCGAGACTGATGGCATGGTTCATGGCAAGCCGGCTGACTCGACATACACACCACGGGTGGCTCTTGTGGATCGTACATGGGGTGGGGTCAGCCGGCCCTTTTACACGGGGCTAAACGCAAATGGCACGACCCCAAGGTATCTTCCTTATTTTCGACATTTGCGACATCCTTGAGATCGTCGCCAAGGCGAAGGAACTGCTGAAGCAGGGGAAGACCATGATGGAATACTCCGACAGCGGCACGAACGTCGTGAAGGAGTTCCCGATGGACATCCAGACTGTCCTCGTCGAATGCCGATACGCGCTGATGGTCAAAGACCCCCAGACCTACGGTGCCGTCGACCGTGTCAGGGTCATCAATATGCTCAATAACTTCCGAGGACTCTGATGCGACCCAAAAAGACCAAGAAGACTGCCATCCCGCAGGTCAAAGCACCCAAGACGCCGAAGGGAGCCGCTTCGCCGGTACCCGTGAAGCAGGCGACGGGCGGCGGCTCCGGCCCGGGCATCTTCTCCAATTTCGAGTCCGCAAAGTTCAGCAACAAGCGTTCTTGGATTTGGTCGTCTTGGCCGCAGGACATGAAGAAGACCATGACGGTCTTCGACCGCATGGAAACCACGCGCAAGATGCGCTGGTTGGAGCTGAACGCCGGCCTGATCCGTCAGGTGCTGGCCGACATGGCTCTCTACACCGTCGGAGCCGGAATCAAGGCCCAGGCTCAGTCGGGCGACGAGATGTGGGACGACGCCTCCGAGGCTTACTTCAAAAAGTGGGGTGCGCGGGCTTGCGACATCACGGGACGCTACTCGTTCTTCGAGCTTCAGCACATCTGCTGCCGCCTGATGGATCGTGACGGCGAGTGCTTCATCATCAAGACCCGTGGCCCCGGCGGCGAACCCCGCCTTCAGGTCTTGGAAAGCCACCGTGTCGGCAACTCGTCGAACAACGAAGTGCCTCCGGGCATGGTGGACGGGATTCAGTTCGGCCCTTACGGACAGCCCATCTACTACAACGTCATCCGCTCTGACGGCTCCAGCCGCCTGGTGCCGGCCAACGCCGTCCTCCACCTGTACGAACCCGAGGTCATCTCGGGTGCGCGAGCCTACAGCCCCCTTCAGCACTCGATCAACAACTTGGTCGATATGCTGGAAATCCTTTCCCTCGAAAAACTCGCCGTGAAGACGGCGTCGGACATCACGCGCACGATCACCCGTGAGAACCCGAACTTCGACGGCACCCAGTCCGACTTTGAAGCCTTCGGCATGAAGCCGCAGGACTACGGCGACGGCATGACCGACCCGAGCGAGGCTTCGACCTTCCTCGGCGGCAAGGTGCTGGCTCTCGCCCCCGGCGAACGCCTGGAGTCCTTTGAGTCGAACCGCCCGAACAAGACCTTCGACGGATTCATCGAACACCTTGAGCGTGACTCGCTGGCGGGTATGCTCCCCTACGAGTTCGTGGCCAATCCGACCAAGGCCGGCGGCGCGGTCATGCGTTTCGTCGTCGCCAAGGCCGACCGCAAGTTCTCGCATCGCCAGCAGGTGATGATCCAGCGTTTCCTGACCCCCGTGTGGGGCTACGTCATCGGCTGCGCGATCAAGGACGGCTACCTGCCTGCCAACGAGTACTGGACGAACGTCACTTGGACGACGCCCCGCAAGGTCACCGTCGACGCCGGCCGTGACGCCCAGCAGAACCGCATGGACATCGAGTCCGGCCTCAAGAACCTCACGGACAACTTCCTTGAGGAGGGCGAAGACCCGAAGGAAAAGATGCGAGCCAACGCCGCCGAAAAGCGTTACCTGCTCGACCTCTCCAAGGAGTTCGACGTTCCGCTGTCGATGCTCTACAAGCCCCAGAACGTCGCCCCCGCCGACATCAACGCTTCCGTCGCCGACGACGAACCCGTCAAGATGGACGACGGTGCGAAGATCGTCGAGGACGACGTCGACCCGGACGACGAAGAAACTTCCAAAGAATAATCCATGTATTCCCTTTCCAACGCTTTCAAGACCTTCGCGCCGATCCTCATCGAGCCGTCGAAGGCCAAGGCTTACCTCGACAAGGTGGCCGAAATCTCCCCCGTCGACCTCAATGGCAACGGCGACATCGAGGACATGATGGAGATGCTCTTCGGCCCTCGCCCGATGCTCGTCAAGAGCGGCGAGCTGGCGATCATCCCCGTGAAGGGCGTCATCGGTTCCGGCCTCACCGAACTTGAGAAGATGATGGGCGCGGTGGACGTCGAAGACGTCGAAGAGATGCTGGAGGAAGCCGAGCGTGACCCCGGCGTCGAGCATATCATCTTCGACTTCGACTCGCCTGGTGGCACCGTCACCGGCGTCCCCGAACTCGCCGAACGCATCCGCAAGTGCAAGAAGCACACCGTCGGCTACACCTGCAAGCAGTCCTGCTCCGCCGCCATGTGGCTGATGAGCCAATGCGACGAAGCCTACGCCTCGCCGTCGGCGACCGTCGGCAGCGTCGGCGTCTACATCCCGTTCTACGACATGAAGGCGGCTTACGCCGAGGACGGCGTGACCGTAGACCTGATCAAGTCGGGTTGGGCCAAGGGGGCTGGCTTCGCCGGCACGTCCCTGACCCCCGAGCAGCGCAAGCTCTTCCAAGACGACTGCGACGATTCCCACGCCTGGTTCATTTCCGACGTCCTCAAGGTTCGCACCTACGCCGACCCCGTCGATATGCAGGGTCAATGCTGGACGGGCAAGAAGGCCGCCGAGAAGAACCTCATCACCGGCCTGATGAACACCTTCGACGATGTCCTGATGGCCGTCGACCCCGAAGAGTACGCCATCTACGAACGCGCCGAGAAGCAGGTGCCGTCGACCGGCCCCGCCGGCTACGCCCAGGCCGCTGACGTCTCGCCCGAGCAGGGTGACGACGAAGACGGCGTCGCCCCGATCTCCGACGACAAGAAGAAGAAGAAAAAGAAGAAGAAGCCGGACGGCACGGACTCGGACGAAGACGAGGATGATGCCGAAATCCCCGACGAGGGATGCCCCCCGGTGGACACCGACTGCAAGCCCAAGGCTTGACACTTGGCTAAATCCAAGATGACGCTCGAAGAACGCCTTAACTCGCTGAAGGAAGCCTTCACCGGCAAGACCGCCGAGGTCGAAGCCAAGGCCAGCGAAGTTGCCTCCCTGTCCGCCAAGGTCGAAGAACTGACCGCTGCGATGTCCGCCAAGGACGCTTCGCTCGCCGAGTTCGCCGCCAAGGTCGAAGACCTCACCGCCAAGCTCGCCGCCGCCGATGAAATCCGCGCCAAGGCCGAAGACCAGGCGAAGGAAATCTCCGCCTCTCAGGAAACGGCCGACAAGAAAGCCGCCGCTATCGCCGCCTCCGTGGGCGTCGCCCCGCTTGAAGTCACCCCCGCCGAAGTCGCCGCCTCCTCAAAGAGCGACGAGGATATCACCGCCGAGTGGGTGGCCCTCAAGCAGAGCGACCCCAAGGCCGCTTCCGACTTCTACGGCAAGAACCGCGCTGCGATCCTTCGCTCCGCCGGCCTTCGCTGATCCCTTTCCCTCTCCAACCCAACCTAACTCCCTACTATGTCTAACAGCATTGGTGGCTTGACCCTCCAGCTCGTCGCTGAAGAGTCCCTCCGCACCCTCGTCCCCGAACTCGTTCCCCTGACGGAAATCGCCGTCACCGACTTCGGCAACTACGTCGCCGAGCGCGGCACCACGGTTCACACCCGTTACGCCGGCTCCTTCACGGCCACCACCTTCAACGCCGCCAACGGCTTCGTCCCCTCGGACGCTGTCTCCACGGACGTCCCGGTGACCATCGCCGACCTCAAGTATGTCGACGTCGCCTTCACCGACTACGAAGCGTCCACCCTCACGCTGGAACGCCTCCGTCGCCTCTTCTTCGCCCCGATCGCCAACGCCGTCCAGAAGTCCCTGTTCGACGAAGTGCTTTCCAAGGTGACCGCCGCCAACTTCGCCACCGCCGCCTACTCCGGCGCGACCAGCGGCTTCAACCGCATCGCCGTGGCCAACGCTGCGAAGAACCTCACCAAGGCTAACCTGCCTCACATCGGCCGCAAGCTGCTCATCAGCCCGGACGCCATGGGCCAGCTCGTTCAAGACCCCTCCGTCGCCCAGACCTTCTCGTATGGCAACAGCGACGTGATCCAGAAGAACGCCATCAGCAAGGAACTGCACGGCTTCTCGGTCTCCGAGTACAATGGCTTCCCGACCTCCGGCGACGCCTTCGACGAAGGTCTCAACGGCGTGGCCTCCTGCAAGGAAGGTCTGGTCATCGTGACCCGAGTCCCCGCTACCCCGACCACGGGCGGTGGCGAGCAGATGGTCGTTCAAGACCCGGACAGCAAGTTCTCCTTCGCTCTCCGCTACTGGTACAA